GGCTCCTCCAGCCCCCGGCCATCGTCAATCAGCATGACAATGAGGCTCCCGCCGTAAAGCCGCGCCCATTTGATAGCCGTAGCGGCTTTTTCTTCCCAGTCCAGCATGTCCAGCGATTTCTTGACAAAGCTTTCAACATCAGGGCTGTTCAGCCCAAGGTCAAATCCATGCTTCAGGGCTTCTTCCGCCGGAGTGTCGATGATCCTGGCAAACAGGCCGTTGCCCTCGTACAGGCTTGTAAGCTGCATATCCGGCGTTGCCGGTTCCCGGTGAAAGCTGTACGCTTCCGAGGTATCCTGACTGGTCCCCCACTTGTTCATGAGGTTTATATATCCGTCTGCATGGAAGGGGCGGACGGCCTTATTCGATTCCATCATCTGATGAGTCCTCCGATATCAAACACATTTTCTATTTCTGTAAACGCTGAACTGGTGGCATCCACCATATCTTTAAACCTGCTGGCCGGAAAGCTTTCCAGCTGGGAAAAATACTCCTCATTCCAATCGCCGATGACTACATCAAAATTGCCCGCCTGCCATTGTGCGGCGACGGGCTCTGCGCGGGCTTCCTTGCTGCCGGACTCCGCAATCGCGCACACGTCAAATCCGGCCATATATTTGATATAGCTCTGTGCCTGGTCTTTACCGGCCTGCCCTGGGTCCTTTGGAAGCCTGACGCGGACATGCCTGTACCTGGCATTATCGGTGGCGGCGGTCATCCTGACTGTCTTCCGAACGTCTGACGCTGAAAGCCGGAGGTTTATCACATCTGCTATAACATATCTGCCGTTGCTGCGCTTTCCCATGAGGACGCCCGCGGTATAGGCTGGTTCACCGCCCTCGTCTTCTGAGGTTGCCGCCAAGTCCCACGCCCTCACCCATTTTGTTACATCCAGGGGAACGCTTGGCAGCATCTCTCCCACCTGGGTCCGCTTAAAGTACAGACCGGCGGCGGGCTTGATTTTCCAGTTGCCATGGAGCAGCCGCTCCCGTTCTACCGTGGACAGCGCTTTCAGATTGGCAAGGTATCCTGGGTCCTGCTTCAGGAGAATCTGGTTGTCATAGATTGAGCTGGCAATGAAGGTAACGCTTTTGGGTTCCTGCTGTTCTTCCGGAGTGCTGAGGTGAAACTGTTCTATCAGCTCTTCCTTTCTGTCCGCCCAGTAGATAGTGTCATCTCTTCTAACCATCCAGCGGAGTACGCCACTGCGCTCCGAGATGGGATAACCGGTGTCCTGGTCTATCCACCACTCGATAAACCGGGCAACCCAGCTGTCGGAGTCTGGATTACAGGTGGCCCGGACGAATGGCTTGACACCGCAGACAGAGCGGTTACGGGAGAGCATGTAGAAAAACACATATTCCGAAAAATGGGTCAGCTCGTCGAATCCCAGCATACAGATCTGCGCTCCCTGCCAGCTATAGACACCCTGATCGCGGTCAATATGTGCAAACGAAATCTGTGACAGCGGATATCCTTTTGAGCTATTGAATCTCCACTGGCTTCTGGATGTCCTTTGGACCGCTCCACGAATGCCGCTGTACATTTTTGTGGATTCGTCCCACAACCCGCCTTCAGAAAATATCTGGTTGAAGTTCCGCCGGAAGATGACCGCTCCAAAACCTTTGACATTTTTGTACCGAAGAGGAGACAGCAAAAGGCCGTAGGTCTTCCCGCCTCCGGCTGCGCCGCCGTAAACAACAATATCTGCCGGGGACGCAAGGAACCGTTCCTGGGGGCCAGGCTGAGGTCTCAGCACTATTGTGGTTTTCATCGCGCATCGTTCCTCCCGTTATCCGGCATATAAATTTGTACATCTTCAGCATCGTTTTCTTCAAAGACTGCTGAGAAATCGGAGATATCCGTCTCCTTTTTGGATGCTTCCATGGCGACGATATGAGCTTTTCTTTCCTTGTCTTTTAACTTCTGGTCCGGATGGAACCCTCCATAGTCCATAAGGGCTCTGAATGCCGAAACATCTCCCGATATAGCCTTGGCAAACATCCGGGCCATCAGGGCGTTCATGTTTGTTCTGTCGCATTCATCAAATCCCAGCTTCTCCAAATTCTCATCAAGAGTCCCCTGGGCGGCCATGTTCATCAACAATCCGATGGACTGTCTGGCATCTCTTTTTTTGCGCCGTGTCTCGCCGCTTTTTCTGCCTCCGGCTGCCCCGCGTTTTTTTGCTTCTTCCGTGGTTAGAACCGGTTTGAGGTTTTCCGGATTCCCCTTTGGATTCGCCACACCACCACCTCTCTTTGCCGAAAATGGAAACGGCCCTCTGCGAATACGCAAAAGGCCGCTGCAAGCTTGCCGATTGATAGTTTAGCCGTACAACCCGGTCAGAACAGATATCCCCTCCTGAATTGCCTGAGAGAGATCGGTTCCAATGGACTCATAGAAATCCGGATGTACCAGGCATTCGTATGCCCTGGTCATAATGCTTTGCTGCTCCCGGCTGATACCAAGGCGGAAGCCCTTCGCGATCGAAAGGGCCTTCTTCCAATTTCCATTGGCCACCTCTGCCCGGACGATATCGGTTTTCTTTGTCATGAAATCATCTCCTCATGCTCAATAATAGCGTTTCCGGCTGGCCGCGAAAGGTTTGTAAACCTCCTCCGCTCTTTTACTCATCTGTCCCTTTTTACGCTCATCTTCTACGAACTGCCCAAAGTCTCCATCATCAAAAAGGCTAAGCTGACGAGGCTGCAACGCTTCGTTCTCTGTGATGAGCATTTCGATCTTTGTCTTTCCCATAGCCTTTCCCTTTTTTGTGTGGCAGTCGTACACATATTCAGGAATATCAGTATAATCAGGAAGCTGACCAAAGTCGTATTCCTTAATTTCTTCTGGTGTAAGGGTATGGTCAGGACACATAAATACACAGGCCACATAGTCAGCGTCTCGGTTCTTGCGGGCCATGCAGAGAAGTGTCACTGCTTTGGCAATGAAAATCCAGTTGGCACTCTTGCTACCATTGACAAAATCATCCGCTTGCTGCAAAGCCAAGATTTCTTTTGTCATAATGCCATAGCAGTCCTCAGCGGATACCGTCAGGAGTCTCTTCCATAAGTATTTACGAAATTTCGGGTGCATTTCCTTGGCAGCAAACGCTGCGTGGAAAACATCTGCCCTTCTGATTGCCTTCTGAAGCAATGAAGAGATGTCGTAAAGGTTATAGCCGTGGGTCGTTTTCAATTCCATAGAATTAGCCTCCGTTTTGTAGATTTAAAATGATTTTCACTAATATTATTATCCCACAAAAGGTGGCTTTTCGTCAATCAAGTTGACTTTTATTAACAGAAATTTAACCAAGTCAAAACCACTGGACAAAATAATTTTCTATCTTGAATTTATCGAATGTAAATCAGCGTACTATCTTTTAATATTAATCCTTGCAACATTTTTTCGATAGTCATACTCATAATACCTTCCCCATTTATTGTGCATCGCAATAGTCAAATTAATATGCTTTTTTCTTGACTTAGTTGTTCCTGGATTAGTATCCATAAGTCCTGTGGTACAGTAATATTTAGGCAGCAAAATGATACGGTTTAGGAGAAGTTCCTGTATAGCCATGTCAACGTCACTTGAAGCGGGGTCCTCATCGTTCAGTCTGGCTTTGAAATTGGCTTTATTCACCCAGCGTATATGCCCCGGCATTCCTTTGAAACCAAACTCTCGATCATAGACATATGATGCGTAGTTGGGATTGTCGAAGGCGAGTCCCAGACCTAGGTCGGAGAGGAGCTGGCCGATGCGTTCGCACTCCATGGTGGCCATCTCAACGTCTGGCTCCCCGCTGCTGTCCACGATAGGATATCGCTTGTCATTCCGGTAGCACATGACTTTAATATCATCATCCACAATGCAGATAACATCCTCTGGAGTGTTATTGATAATCCAGTAGAAGGTGGTCATAAATCCATTGACTGCACCGTTTGGAATGATAAGCATATCATCGATACCGGCGGCATGATAGCGCTCAGCCTGCTCCTCCCTGACGACATAAGTGCAGTATTCAAACAGCCTCTTGGTCATGATTGCATCCCACCTATTGATAGACATACAATAGATACCAAAGTTTGGATTCTTCTCATTTGTAGAAAAAGTACTCATAGTATTTCACCATCTTTAGCCCATAGTTAATGTTAAACTTTGCATCAAACGGCTCGTTAAGAAGTTGCTTACAGCGGAGATACGCAAAATCAGCGCCTGCTGCTTCAACAAAAGATATAAGCGCATTTAGCCGAGGATTACATTCAAGGAGTATAGGAATCCCATCTGGACGAAGTATAAAATCAAAACATGCATTACCGTCAAGCCCAGTTTGCTCCACAACATATTTTGCGATATCATACGCTTTTTCATTTTTGAATATCTCGCCATTTGTAACAGAGCCAAATTCCATATTCCCGCCTACATATCCGCAAATACCAATAGTTCCCCCATGATCAGCAAGAACACATACACTATAATCAATTCCGTTCACATATTCTTGAAGGATAATCTCAGTATCTACTTTGTCTGCAATTTCGCAGAGATGATCAATACTAATATATCGGTTTGTTCCAATTCGATTCACAAGCGAAATATCAAGAAATCTCTTTTCGTCCAGGATTGCGAAACCAAGTCCACCACATTTCCCAAGGATTTTACAACAAAGAGGGATACCAGTGTAATATCCCATACTCCTAGCAAAGCTGCGGATTTCGGCGGATGACCGGACTACTGCCTGCCTGGGCATATACTCCGGAAACATACGAGCCATCTCCACCTTGTCATTAACAATTTCGAGAGACTCAACTGATGTCACTGATATCTTAGAACCCTTTGATTCTAACTTCTTTCGGTTAAATGCAGCAATAGGAAGTTCTGCTTGTATAAATGGAAAAACGACATCGACATTTTTCCTGTCACAGAGATCTAAAAGCCAGTCAATGTAGTGAGGCTCCACGATGGAGGGGGCAATGATATGTTCATCTACTTCAGTACGCAAAATATTCTCAGGATTATTATTGATACCAATTACTTCAACGCGTCGATTGTCTCTGTTGTTTTTAAGTGAACTTACCAAATTTTTTCTAGTTCTATTACATCCAGTAATTAACACCTTCATTGTTAATGCTTCCTTTCATTATCATGTCGTTATCCGCACTAATAAGACGACATAAGTACAGTAGATACAAAAGTTATCAGGCTTTTCAATGGTAGTAGTAGGTGTCAAAGTACTTCACCATCTTTAGTCCATAGTCAATGGAGACATTGGTGTCAATAGGCTCGCCGAGGAGCTGCTTACAGCGAAGATAAACCAAATCCGCTCCTGCCTTGGCAATGAAGGGAATTGTCGCACTGATACGGGGATTGCACTCCAGTAGGACAGGTTGACCATCCGGACGGATGATAAAGTCAAAACAGGCGTTTCCGTCAAGTACCAGACCTTCTACGATATCCTGTATTATACTATACGCCTTCTGGTTTTCCAGGATTTCCCCCTGGGTAACAGCCCCGTACTCCATGGCATAACCGGCGAACCCGCACATAATCTCTGTCTTGCCCTTATTCGCCAGGATGCACACGCTGTAATCAGTACCGTCCACATATTCCTGAAGTATGATGTCAGCGTCCACCTTGTCGGCAATCTCACAGAGCTGGCTGAGACTGATGTAGCGGTTTACCCCCACTTTGTTGAAGGAACCGATGTCCAGATACTTTTTCTCATCCAAAATGGCAAAGCCGGTTCCGCCGCACTTATCCGCCAGCTTGCAGCAGAGTGTAACTCCGGTATAATAACCCATTTTACGGGAAAAGCTGCGGATTTCGGCGGACGACCGGACCACAGTCTGCCTGGGCATATACTCCGGAAACATACGAGCCATCTCTATCTTGTTGTTTGCTGCCCTTAGAGTGTGCTCAGAGGCTACGGAGACCTTGGTACCAGTAGATTCCAGCCT